TTTGCTATACCTAAACCAGCGAGCTCACCTATTGCCGCTTCACCTGCGGCCTCAACAGGCTCTTCAAATACCTGTCTAACGGTTTTTGGCGCCTCCTCCGGAAAAGCAAGTGATTTGATAAAATTCTCTAAAGATTTTCCTGTCGCCGCACCTGCGCCCGCGCCTGCGGTTGCAGTTAATGGCGCCGTTGGCCCGCCACCGATACCGCCCAAGATTCCGCCAATTAATCCGCCAGCAATCGGTAAGCTTTCTGTAGCGCCCAAACCAACCTCTCTTAACGTAGGAGGACTGCCTGGAGGTAATTGTTGTGCTGGCTCTGCGGGGATATCGCCAAACTGACTCTGTGGTGTAATCGCTAAAGGTTGTGTTGGATTAAACGGCTTTTCTTCAAGCCGCTGTACTTGTTCAGCGGTGAATGTACGTTTTTGTGCTTGAGGGTCTTGTCTTTGTTCTACCATTTCTGGTTTTGCTTCCCACTCAAACGCCTCTGAATCGCTAAATATTCGTTTGCCTTGGTTATCTGTAACTCTAGGCATTTTATTCCTCCACCCATGTCCCATCGGGTCTTTGTATAACCCTTATGGTTTGGTTTGGGTTATCTGGGTCAACGATTACTTTTGATTTAGGCGCCTGCCGCTGTTGTTCTTGTGCGCCCACTGCGTCCATAATCTGTTCATCAGTTGGTTTTTGTATGCCCTGTTGTTTTAACTGCATAATTGTCTGTCTTATGCCCTCTACTCTTTGAGGATCAACACCTATATCTAAATCAGCCACCCCTTTTAAAATCTGGCCAAACTCGGATCTTGTTATGTCTGCAGATAACAGACCTTTTCTTTTCATCTGTATAAATGTTTTAAACGCCCTATTCTTAGCTAGAATCTGGCTGATATCTTCTCTTTCACCCGGCATTAAAGAGATATAAAACGCTCGTTCCAGATCGCTTGCCGCCGCGCCCGAAAACGTATGTATTATCTGCGCTAGATTTAGACCTGTCATAGTTCTAAACTCTGTTATCTCTGGATCCCCTTGACCTAAGAACCTTGTCTTACCAGCCTCAAGTAAACCGCGCGCCCTGTTTAGTTTAGGTGCTAATTTTCTAGCGTCTTGTTCGATCTTGTTAGCTATGTCTAAAGAGATATCTAATTTTTCGACCTCATCCCTGTCTTTTAATATGTCTTTTACTTGACCACGAGCTACCGACTTTTCTATCTCCCTTTCCCTTAACTCTTTTGTAGTGAATGGGATCTTTCTAGTACCGACAAATGTTCTTGCCTGCTGGCCCGCCTGTGCCCTAATCTCAGGTGTTATTGTCATAGATCCGCTAGTATTAAAAGGATCTATTAATTGTATCAACGCCGGATCTGTTATCTCAGCACCTACAGGATAAGACGCGATTATCTGTAAACCAGATTGGCGCTCTTTCGCCATACGCTCAGCCTCACCTTTAAACGCGCCCAGCGCTCGAGGGCCTAAGCCCTCCTCCTCTGGCGCCGCCTGCACCAACTGGAACGGCTTTTGTTGTTGTATAATAGACGGATCAAACTCTGGCGCCTGTTGTAATGGCTCCTCTACAGATAAATCCTCTGGTGCGGGATCAGCCATCGGCCGATCCGCTAACGTTGCTATCCCGCCAGCCGGGGCAAACGGCAGTTCGCCTGTAATTAAGGCTTCGCGGCCCTCAGGCGTAAATTTAAGACCACTTTTGCCTTTGCCAGCTAAAGCGGCCTCCTTTGACAAAACATCAGCCACACGCTTTCTGCGCTCTTTTTTAGCCTCTTTCTTCTCTTTTGCCTTGAGTTTGATCTCTTCATCGGCGGCCGCAAAGCCCGCCTCAAATCCTGACCTTAAGCCTTCTGCTATCTGATCCGCAATACCAGGGCTAAGTTTTCTTAGTTTTGCACGTTTTATCTCTTGATCTAGTGGATCTACAAATGGCATCTTCGCCCCCTATTTACCAAAAAGTTTTGTGCCCAAAGACTTGCCGCCTTTTGCCGCGATACCTTTAACAAGGCCACCGACAGCGCCTCCGACAGCCTTTTTCAAGCCGCCAAATAGACCACCGCTTCGACCGAACTTCACCTGTGGAAGAGTCCCTAACGGCAACAACGACTGGGCCTGCCCTAGCACCGCCGCTTGACGTTTTTCCGGCTGGACAAACAACTGACTTATCATCTGTTCGCGTTGTAGTGGGTTATCTAGACCTCTTAGCTGACGGTTGGCCCGCATACCTGCTTGTCGTACGCCAAGGCTACCTAATGAGCTTATACCGCCGCCACCGCCTGCGCGCGCAAGCTGGGCCTGTCTGGCCCTTATCATTCTATCTCTGTCTTCTAAAACGTTTGAGCGCTGTTGCTGTAGATATCTATCGACCGCGGCCGCATGTTTAGGCATTCCTCCCGTTCGCGCCTGCTGAAATCTTGTGATCAAATTGTTGGCCGCAAAATTTTGCAGGCTCTGTAGTGTCCCAGCTGTTTTACGAGCCAGTCTTGCGTCGGCACCTTCGCCGCTGCCAAACAAAAAACTTTTTAAACCCATTATGAATCTCCCATACAAAAAATTGTCATTGTTGCATCAACCCCTGATCCCGATGAGGTGGTGAACACCCTTAAAGTTAAACTTGTCGCGCTTGTCGCGTTGATTGAAGCCGTAGTAGAGGCAGTCGTCGCGCTCGCAACACACATCGGAGTCGCAGAGAATTTGCCTGTTGCAACGGTCGCAGTTGATGCTCCTACTGCCGTATCTGCTAAAGAGGCTATCCATTCGCCAGTTTGTGAACTCACGGTAGGGGTGCCGCTTGTAAAGTCTATTACAGCCATATAGATAGCCTGTTGAGCTTGTGCGCCTATCTGTGGTGGTGTTGAATAGACGTTTCCTTTAAATACGTTCTGTACATCTTCTATGTCGCTGCCAGCGTCGTTATAGAACCGACCGATCACCCTGTTACCTGAGCTATCATAACCGTCATTGTTCGGGGCCGAGGTGCTAATTAAAAGCGCAAACGAGTCGCCTGTCTTTACATAGACATAATAAACAGTGGCGCTAGTTTCACTCGAACAGCCCGAACAGCCCCAGGTGACGCTGTTATCTGAGGTGGTTGTATGATATGTGCCGTTGACCGCAATCCTACATCTTCCAACATTAATAGTTGCCGCGTCCGATCTTGTAACAACACAGCCCTCTATAGGTGCGTTTAATAACACAGAGAAATCTGTCGTGTTTAACGCCCCGGACTCAAGTGTTCCGTCTGTCACACACCCGCCATCAAACGCGTTATGTGCAGCGTAGGCCGTATTATGGTCTGTATTATATTTGCTAGATGTAAGCACGCTATTAGCGCCTACATCTGTTCTAGAGATTGTTGTACATGTGCCTGCTTCCAAGTTTTTAGGAAAAACTACTAAAACCAGAACACTTAAAACTAAAACTAAAAACTTTTTCATATGTCCTCCTAATTTAGGTTTCCATTCTTTATAAACTCTAATTGCCATTCTAAAAGCTGTAATGTCGCATCCATTCTGTCTTGCTCCATCCCAACCATTATATTAAAGCCTGTCTGGTTTAAATCTACCTTAGCGCGTACCCTTGCCCTATTGTCCGCAAGTACATCTACATCTAATCTCGATATATCTAAAGTAAAGCCCGACTCGGCGGCCGTTAAATCTAGTATTTTATTCTGACTCGATTGTCGTTTAAAGTTGACAAACGTCTTTATCGTTAAATCATTACTGCTGGCCTGTTGATCCGATATAACACCGACATGAAGGTCTCTAAAGTTGTAGCTCGATGATAAATCGTCTTCAGGTTTCCAGTTGATATATATATTGACAGGAATCGTTGTTTGTGTTTCTGCCTGCAATTTATCTATATCTAGCTTAGATACATCTAAAACAAACGATTCAACTGTGCCGTCATCGTGTCGTTCGTTTGTTACACTGTATTGATATATATATTCGTCGTCGTCACCTATGAAAACTTTTTCGTTGCCGTCATTATCTTCGCCTGTGTAGGCCGATCTTGCGACCAGCTGTAAAGGTAAAAACCCGTCTATATCGAAATGATAGTTATAACATTTGCTATAGCTTGTCGATGTGCCTTCGCTTATCCATGTCATGTAAGAATCAAATTCGCCGTAATAGACGCTAAAGGCGTTTAATATGTTAGCTTTATTAACAGAGAAACTTTCGCCCGCTGTTCTGAAAATATCGTCTATATCGCCTTTACCTAAAGTGTCGCGTTTAAGTTCGCCGTCGCGTATATAGCGCCAGCCCATATCGCTCATAAAGTATATGTTGCCGTCTTTGACGTGGATAGTTTGATGACTGACACAACCTATATTTCGATCGATAACCATAAAAGTTTCGTTACCTGAAAGATCACGATAGTAGAGATGACAAGAACGTTTTTTAAATATCACAAGATACTGGTTAACATCCGTGCCCGTAAATGATCCGGTCGCTAGCCCCGTAACAGGCCCGCTGCCAGGTACAAATAGTCTTATAGCTGTGTCTGTGTCGTCCCAGCCGTCGGGCTGGTCGGTGTTTGAGAAAAACACATCGCTTTGGAATGTGGAGTTCCCAGATGCAACTAATCTTCTATTAAAGATAGTAAAATATTTTGCCCCGCCCGCGACCGGCGCCGCGTTTGCTATAGGCGGAGTCTGTGTTGAGGTCACCTCATCGCTGAATACAAAACTTGAGGTGCCGTTAGCCACCTGACCTATATAAAGATAAGAGCCGTCGTCCTCCTCGTTTCTTAGATAAACGTTGACGTAATCTACAAGCGCATGAGTGGAGGTCGGTATATTTGATACGGTTATCTCACCACCAGCGTTTACCGAGCTAGAGGCCGCACCAGCGTTTGATTCAAAATCTATGTCTGAACAATAGTAGGTAAGCTTACATACATAGTCTTTAGTAGGCAGATCCCCCGTCCCTGTATCTGTGATAGTGGGCGCTGTGGGCAGTGTCGATATCCCCAACTCCTCAAACGTTGTGCCGTCATATGAATATAGCCCGTCACCATGTATAGCCATAATATGTCTATTGTTCATAGTGACAGCGTCGTGTCGTTCGCCTGTTGTTAGACCTGTTTTTAATGGTGATGAAGTGTTAAAGTTTCCTGTGCCGTCATCGCTCACCAACTGTGTGCCCGCTTTTGCTATAAGCTTTTTGGTATCGTCTGCTTTGATATATTGGCTGATACTATCAATCGGGCCGCCTAGAGGCTGTACTGAATATTTAATTTTGCCCGGCCTGGTTGTAAGTTTGCCTTGTATATTAACAAGATTTAACGAATCAAAAAGATTGTCGCCTATATCACCAGATCTATAAGAGATACCTTTATTAAACTTAGCGCTCAGTAAAGCTCTTCCGTTACGTAATGTCATCGTACAAGATATCCTCTTGTGTTACCCACAACATCTCTTGTGTGTTGAGCGCCGTATCTAGTTTTTGCCGCATCACTTATCATCTGACTTAACAACGTTTCGTAATCGGCCTGTGTTTGTGATGCAAGCGAGCGTTCGCGATATTCGTAGCCCAAAGCTAACACGCCCTTTTTGAACACACGTTTAAAAAAGATCGGCATCGTCGGCACACTAGTAGACTCGGCATAGAGACGCGATGGGAATTTGATATAACTAAATTTCATCGTTGTCGTTGCATCCGAAGGCGCTGGGTAAACTACTATCTGGTTATAATCACGATTAGCATAGAACTGTGGGCTGCCTGTCGCGAAATCACCAGGATATTGGAACCTTAGTTCGTCTTCCGTCTTATGAATAAGCTGGCGTTTAGGATCTAATAGATACGGATCTCCTATAAGCGCCCTTATACCTACATAATCGGGAGGCTCAACCGTAGACGTAGTGTCTGATGTAATATCCAACGTGGTTGTTGTGTTGTCCGCAATTGTTGCAATATACACCAAATCGGCCGAGTCTTTGCTGACATATATTTTTCTGCCAGTAACTGAAGACTCTGTAGATATCGGTATACCTGACAACGAAGCTGTTAAAAACCCGCTTGTGGTTGTCACACTTGATGAGCTCGTTCCCGCAGGCGTTTCAAACCCATCAACATCGCGATAAAAAGTAACAGCGAACGCGTAGCTAGAACCTTCAGCCAAAGCACCCGACGCGCTTAACGTGTTGGTTGCCGCAGTTGAGGGCTTTGCTATATTTAGTTCCTGCACCTCTGCGCTTTGTACAAGCGTTTTTTCGCCCTGTACACTTAGAAAAGGCCATTGATAGCGCGTGCAAATATCGTCTTGTATATCGTTCATCCATTGAAGCACTAGCGCCTTAAACGAAGTGGACGTATCACCTAATGTCGTTGACAGTTCGGTCTGTAAATCTAGACCATTCCATGCTGCCATCTTAGTTTCCTATAACTAAAGCATATCCGGTAGTAGAGTTAGCAAGATCTGCTACGTAAACTGTTCCAAACGCTGAGTCTTCAGTGCCGTCGTCACTATTTCTTGCAGGTGTCCCGTTAATCTCCGCTGAAGTTGTTACTGGGATAAAAGTTGTAACGTTTTTCAGCCCCGTTGCCCATGAAGCTGTAGTGTCACTTCCACCGATTGAAAAATTCCATTCTTGGTAAACTTTGTTACCGATTTGACTTTCATGAACTTTAGTTGCAGTTGTTGCCATAATTGATTCCTTTCGATTTGTTAATTAAACAAATATATAATAACAGTGCCGCAAGCCCTATAGGCGCTATATGCAGCGTAAAGTTGCCAAACATATTAGCTAAAATAGCTATAACACAAGCAAACAGCGGGGCCTTTAAATGTAGATCTTTTATTTTGAAAATATCGTAAATGAATTTAACGAAACAACCCATACCGAATAGCCCCCAAGCCCAAAGGATTTCAATATATTCATTATGAGCATACGTAAAAAGTTCTTTACATTCTACACAAAGATCACTTGCGGTGTAATATAAATTCCCTAAGCCTCTACCAAATATTATATCCCATATAGACCATGATAAATAGTTATCAATCAACACGGCCCATAAAATGTATCTGCCTTTATCGTCAAAATATGTTTGGTTAGCCAAGACAAACACATATATCGCTAGACCGATACAAATTGTCGACGCTAACGCAAAAACCATAGCCTTTTTTCTTAAATATTTAACGTATGTGTAAGCGATTAAAGCCATGATAAACGCACAAACACTCATCGCTGAGGTTGTAAGCCATATCGCCCATATGATAGGCACAAGCGCGATACGTTTCTTTTCAAAAAATAATGGCGCAAGAACCGCTATATACGCCCCTACAAGAGTCTCTTGGCCAAAGGAGCCGACCACTTTCTCTGTCATAACGAAAGGGTTATAGATATTAAAATCAAGCCCGTGATTTAAGAACACCAAAAACACCTGTATCAGACAAGAGACGCGTAGATAATTTAATATGACGTTTATATCATCGTCTATCAGATCATTTGATAGCTGGAAATAAATCAGACAAAACGCGCTAAACACGACGGTCTGTTCTATCACCGCCGCCATGTAAAAGTTTTGGTGGTTAAGCCAGCCAACTATAAGCATGAATACAAACAAGAAAGAGAAGTTTTTGGACAACGCCCCCCTGCTATAAAAAACACCCAAGGAAAGGATGGCCAACCCAACCACCAAATAGTTTCTACATACACGTATATCGTTATAGCTGTTTGCTCTAACGTAAAGTGGGAGTAGCAACGAAGCTACTCCCCAGTAATGTGCTAAAAGATTTCTCATGCCCTTAACGGAGCATTATAAAACCTTCTAAAGATCCTGAAGCTGAGTTTGCATCTAATGCAACGCCGACCACGTGGCCTGTTCCACCGTCAACCCTTGCATCATACGCGCTCGCTGTCATCTTTTGACCCGCAGAGATTGCGTTATCTTGACCGTCGGCCAAAATGAAATCTGCAAAACCGTAAGTTTGACATCTGCAAACCGCGCCGGCTGAGCAAGTGACTGCCATCACACAGATAGGCACGTCTGTCGCGTCAGTTGTTTTTAAAGCCGTTACGCCGTCATCTGCTGTCGCGCTAGGCTTCATTAAAGATCCCTTAGCTACTGATGAAGCTTCGCCATTAACGACGTTCATATAGACCGCTTCTGGGTCAGAAGTGTCTTTAGAGCCGCCAATACGCAAAATTTCAGCGTTCGCATTAAGGGATATAAGACCGATAAGGCCCACCAACATAACTAATTTTCTCATAATTTCCCCCTATAATTAATCTTCTATATCAGTCAAAGAACCCTGATATCTTCTACCATTACATACCAAGTTTCCGCACCAGAATATTCTTCCTAATGTGGCCGCTTGAGATTCAAGCTGTGTCATTTTTTCAAACTTCATATCACAGTTTCTGTGGACATATAGTTTAAGGAAATTGAGATTTAGTGTGTAAAGAGTGTCCTCTTCGATGTGGTTATCAACTACTACAGGAGTTCCGTTAAAGAATGCGTTTACGAAACCTAATCTTGCCGCCTCTTCGCTTGCTAATCTTTGATGTGGTTGGAATAAACTCCACATTACGTCAAATACTTTTTGAGATGCAATAATCAAGTTGGGTTTTTGCATATCGAAAGTACAACGCCCGATAACTTTTTGGATTAATCCAAGAGTTAGCGCTTTATCAGTTCCAGAGTTGTCCTCAACGTTTGCAGCCCATTCTGCCAGATCAGCTACAGCGATCCCACCGTAGGTTGAGCTTTCAGATAGAATTGCACGAAGACCTGTAATCTGTTTTGTGGTCATTGCGCCAGTTGAAGCAGTTCCGTCAGAGAAAAGACCTAATGATAGGTTTTCTTTTAGATTATGCTCAGCAACCATCATTTTTGATGCAACAAGCTTAAGTTTAGCCGCATCGCCGTTATTTTTTAGTTCTTCAAGACTACTAATTTTAATAGGCTCATGAAGCTGTTTCCACTCAAGTTCACATGCAGTGATATCATCAGTTGGAGATGTATCTAGTACATCAAAATCACTAAAGAATCCGCCCGCAGTTGGTTTAGAGCTGATGATAGGAGCAATGATTTTTGTTCCGCCATCAATCACTTCTTTTTGTTCATTTAATTTACGTAAGAAAGCTGTTCCGTCATAAACTTGGTTCACAAGTTTCTTTACGAAATGCTTTTCAGTAATCGCAGTTATTTGGTCATATGTTAAAGCCATTTATTATTCCCCTCCAAAATGGCAATTCTTTTATCTTCTAGACCAATTTACCCGTGACAATCGCTTCGGCTATCTGCGTATATCCGGTGTTTTTATAAAAATCATTATTATCTATTTCGGATCCTATAGCTTTACCAGCTCTAGTTTGTCCTATTGTTTTCGCAGTTTTTGTTTTAGCTTTTGCCCTTGCAAGCTTGGATTTACTTTCAGCTAAAGATAGTAGCTGGTCGCTATACATACCTTTAAAGATATCCTTTAAGGATTTATCTCCGTCTTGGTTTGCCCATGCCTCAGCCACTTTCTTCTCATCCCATTTGAAGCCCAATCTACCAAATTTAGCGTTAGCCCATGAACGTAGATCGGTTAACTCTGATTCAAACGAAATCTTGTCTTTGTTGAGCTCTATCTCCTCCAACTTTTGGCTAAGTCTTTTGTTCTGTTCAGCTAAGTGTGTGAGTTGAGTCTCAAAAAACGGGTTCTTCGTCATCTTAGAATAACTGTTAAACGATTCGCTAATCTCTTGGTATTTCTCAGGATCGGTCTGTTCTAAATGATCTAGAAAATAGTCAAATTGCTTTTTCAAATTTAATTCTTCTTGTACAGACGTCTGATATTCTTTTACCTGATTAAGGTGCTGTTCCCTTTCAGATTCAAACGCCCTTTTCTCATCTGCTAATTGCATCGTCTTTTGACGATAATCTTTTTCTTTCATGTAACCAGCTAAAAGGTCCTTCTTGGTTACCTTCTCACCCATCACCTCGAAAAGTTCTTCCTTATCGCCTTCGTCTTTGCTTTCTTCTTTTTCTGAAAGTTCTGATTTAAGTTCTTCCAAATCATCTTCCGATACCTCTTCATCAGTATCAGATGCGGCGAGCTCATCTTCATCCTCGGCTTCGCCCTCTTCCTTTGTTAAAGCCTCGACATCAACCTGCGGGCCCTCGCTGTCAAGATCAACGCCCTCCATGTTCTTTAGCTCTTCTACAGGCACCTCGTACCCTGAAGTCCCTACACTTGTTTGATCTAATACGCTTGGTTCCGCCTCAACTGGAAGCGTCTCCGCCCCTGTTTCTTGTGTTGTGTTCTCAGCCATAAATCCTCCTGACTTGGCTACTGCACTACCCCCTGGACTGGTTGGGCGGCCGCAAGATCACCCTGTGGTGTTGTCTCGGACGGCTGTCCTTCTATTTGTCCGGCGCTAGCGCCTAGCTGTGCTTTGAGTTGTTCGTTTTCGCCCGCCAACGCCTCAAGCTGCATACGCATCTCATCGCGTTCACGGATCTTGTTCAATATTGTCGACTTAAATGGTAAATCATTTAAGATAACAAACGTTTCGGCATCAATTATACCTTGTGCAAGCAGATTCTGTGATTGTTCTAAGATCACCTCTTTACTTAATCCAAACGTTGTGCCTGGACTCATACGTACTTCGTATTTTAGATCTGACATTTCGTCCGGATTAAATACTTCTGTTGTCACCTGCTGGTTATCATCGAACACTTTAAGGATTCGTTCGGTGTTCCAATACTTCACAATCCTAGACGCTGTAAGCTTACCAAGCCTTAGCATAGTAAACTCTTCAAGCATCCTAGATTTTAATCTAATTCTACCGATGCTTTGTTGTTGTAGCGCCTCGATCGCGCGACCACTTGTCACGCCAACGGGTCGTCGACCTTGAGTTGCTTCATTTATACCGCTTATCTGTTCGATGTTTTGGATAAGCTCTACTTGTTTAGCATTTAGTTGTGGTGAGACTGTGCCTGGGTCTAATCGTCTAACTTCTGTGCCTTGCTTTTTAGTAATCACAAGGCCCTCTTCGTTAGTTAACGAGTTAGCATCTACCTGGCTTTGGTCGTCTTTCACCCAACCTGTGTTGGTGTTCAAACGAAGCGATTTATATTCAGCCCAATGTAGGTCGTCGTACGCACGTTGTGGTGAAATGATGTTTTTTACTTCACCGAAACCATAGATGCGTTCTTCTTCTTTATATGCATAGATCGGAGCGATAGGATACATTCCATCTCCTACAGGGTTAGAATCGTCATAAACTATCATATTGTTGATTCTTAGGATCAATCGTAGTTGGTTGTCGTATTTAGGTCGTTTACCGTCTGGGTTAGATTCCAACATCACACGGTGGGTTTGTATAAGGTCGTCTAACATCACTAAGAAGTTAGAGATTTCTGGGACATTAGTAATTTCGTCACTAATAGGAAGTGTTATTTCAGATTGATCGACACCTAAGAACTCAGATAAGAATCTTGTCCTTGACATATCTAATATCTCAATTATCTCTGCGTGATCTATATATTTTGTCACATCTGGCACTATACCTTGAGTTAATTGTTGATATTCTTCTTCGGCCATCTCCTCGGTCTCTTCTTTAGGTATGGATTGCATTGTATAGTCTTTCTTCCATATCTCCCAAAGATACGCCATGTCGTCTGGCCTGAACGTGTTTTCGTCTGACGTTGTGAGATGAAATCTGTGTTCGTCTCTTATAATTGAATCGTCACCTACAGAGACTACATCTATATCTTCTGATTTAATCTTGCCTTTAGTTTTAGGATATAGTCTTTCTAAGTCATCGATTCGCATCGGCTGTTTGATTATACAATAGCTCATCTCATCTATATGAGAAGCTGCGGGATCTAGATACACATGCCGCCACGGTAGATTCTTTATCGTTATCTGTCCGATACCCTCTTCAGCGTCTGGATCGAAATCGACATAAAGATAGCCGTTACCTGTTTTTAAAGCTGACCTTACGCCCTGTGAAAGCTTTAGATCGACGTTGTTTATATGATAAACGTAATCAATCGCTTCTTTCATCACGCGCGCTTTTTGGAAATTCTCTTCTTCGATGGCTACAACATCAGTTCCAGGCCTACTGTCCGTTAATACCGGTGTCTCTGATTCGATAATAGAAAACACCCAATTGTTAACAGGGCGTCTGTTATCTATCGTTGTGCGTTCCCAATGTTTGCCATCGTAGAACTTTTCATAATCTAGCCAATCCTCTTCAAATGTTTTGCGATATGTTTTCGACTCTTCAAATAGGCCGTCTATTTCTTTAATTAATTTCTTATCACTACCCTCAATCGTTTTGTTTGAGCTCGGCATTTATTTCCCTCACTTGTGATTCTGTGATGTTTGAGCCCATCGCGCGGGCTTCTTTAACTGCGCTGTCGTCTAAATATGTCTCTTTGCGAGGACGTCCAAGTTCTAGCTTTTCGTTGCCAACTTCTACTAATCCTTGACGCTTTAATTCCGCATCATACTCTTTCTTATTACTAAAATGTTTCCCTAACATTCTATTATAACCGCAATATCGATCGTTGACATGTTGTTTTCTTACACTATCGCTTGTCGATATAGAATGGATCGATTCGTAGCCCTGTTCGCTACAATGTATCATCGCATCCTCTATTCTCTCAAACCACTTCGCGCCTTCAAACCATTGCGATCCGGTGTTAAATCTAACGTAGTATCTTTTCTTCATTTCTTTTGATCTAAAACTATCCCTATATTGCCGTTACGCTGTTCGATCACTTTGTTAGCAAAATTTATATCTCTTATACCAAAATATACTAACACGCTACCGATACCGACAACGACCGTGCCTATGATAACAAACAATATACCCCTAGATTTTCGTTTCATTATCTCATCTCCTGATTAGATTCTTTGTTAGGGACGACCGCCACATATTCTTTAGACGGAGCGTAGTCTACCCAGCCAGACTCTAATGACCGTGCATCTGTGGAATTGGCTTTTCGTTCTTTTTGTCCAAACCAATAACCCATAATAAAACACAGTATAGATAAGCAGGTATACATGCCAGTAAGAATAGTGGTAACAATAATAAAAGAATAGTCGCCCATAATAACTCCCAAGCTTTGTTTAGTTTCTCAATCATAATGCATTCCAGACGCACGCTCCATGATTTTCATGCGCTCTGCAAACGTTTTGTTATATAAACGGCCCTTTGTGGCCTCTTTTTCTGGATTAAATGCGCCGTACTTGTCAACCTCGGGAGTTTGCTTTAATGCCTGTACTGCTATACAAGCACTAACCACTAAATCTTTGCCTGTCAATTGTACATCCCCGTTGGCCTCGACCTGCAAGGTGCGCATCTCTTTATACAGTTCAATATCACGTATTTTTAGGCTATTATCGCGCACCACAGCCTTAAAATCATCTAACATTTTCATCTTAGTTTTTGATGTTGTGCGCCACCCAAGCTTGATCTGTATCTTATCGGCGATCTCATCGTGTACTTCTAGTTTATATATATTACTGTATTGTAGGTTCTTGATAGCAGCCAGTGTAGCATGACCATGGTTATTAATCTCAGGTGCTAAAAGCGCATCGTTATAATGTCTAGCAAGCGCTACTAAATATTTACCGAACAGATCCGGATCTATGTGGCCTTTGTATTGTGCGACTTGTCTAAATTGTTTATCTAATACAAACGCTGTGCTATAATCCCCACCTTCAATTCCTTCAGCCACATCAGCACCGATACAATATGTGTTACCTTTTAATGGTGGTTCATATATCTTTAGGCATCCACCTAAGCTTTCAACAAATTTGCCTTCGCTATCTAAATCCCCGACCTTTATACTTTGTTGCACCCTTTTCTTCTCAAGCCACGCTATATATTGTGTGACGTATTCAACATCAAATACCGGTCGACCGGTGAATATGAACGCTTCATGTATTGATGAAGGGTACTCTTGCTTAAATACCTCAACATCGCCATGAAAATCGTTGTCAATCTTATGACGTCGCCATGCCAATTGATTGTCGCTAAGCTTGTAGAGGTCCTTTAAATCAAGCTCCTCTTCTGTAGGGTCAATCAAAGCTCGATCTAGACTATATTCAGGACTCTTAAACCAGGGGATAAATACAAGCTCAAAATCGTTCTTCAGATCGTTTGAGCGCATACAAAAATCGTAGAAAAATTTGCCGTCGCCATCCATACCATTAGCTGTTGATTCTATGATTATGCTAGTGCCTGGCCGATTAGCAATCGATTGGGTTAGACCGGAATAGGTCTCTTTGGCGTTAGGCCAGAACGCTAGCTCAGATATATGCAGATTATGTACTGTAGCAGATCGGCCGGCGGTCTTCTTGCCCGCGGTCTCAACCACGATCTGTGACAATAACCCAGGCTCCTCATCTCTTGTTTTATCGTCTGGGTTCTCAAATACTAGCTCTTTACGATTACTATATCGTTTTAAAGGTCTAAAGAACGGGTCGGTAAAATCATAAAACCGTTTACACATATTAAATATGTTATCTGTTGAATCACTATCATGCGCGATTATGAGCGATTTAACGTACGGATTATGTATGGTTCGATGATAAACAAACCCAGCTGTGAAAGTAGAGATACCCATCTGTCTTGCTTTTAATACAATACAGCGAACAGGCAGTTTATTCTTTCTCTGTTTGTTGATAATGTTCCATAAATACTGCTGGGCTTGGTTATGATAAAACCTTACTAACGTACCCTCTTTAGTTAATATTCTTAAATGATTTGGGGCGAAAGAAGTATAGTCATCAAAAAAAAGACTCATGACTTATCCACAAGCTCCGCGTCCTGTACTTCTAGGTCCCCTTTATGCTTTGCGCGATATTGTCTTACATATTCATCAAAAGTTATCTTCTTTTCTTCGGTGATCAAAAATTGACGGTCGGTCTGCTGAAGTAGTTGTTTCCCAAGCCAAATCAGCATTGGTACTGATCCTTCACACGCTTTCTTATATTGCATTCTCCTTATCGAGGACCTACCTTCAGATTTGCCTTTCTCTATCAATTGAGAGAAACGCTGTGTCAAGGTGTCCTCACTTACCCCCACGATATCCGCAATTTCTTTATTAGTACAATGTATTCTAGCCAGGTCTCTAACTAATTTTTCATCAACTGGAATTGGTTTTCTTCCGTCAGGATTTGTGGATAAGCTAAACTTTTTTTCTTTTTCTTCCGTCATAATTTATTTTAATCTGTCTGTTCATTGTCTGTTATAGGTTCAGCTTTTTTTCCGCTGTAGTTTTCCCACCTTTTTATTATAACGTCTATGTAATGAGGGTCTATCTCCATCATGAAGCATCTTCGTTTAGTGTTCTCACATGCAATCAACGTTGAGCCAGAGCCTCCGAAGAGGTCTAATATTTTTTCTTTTTTATAATCTTCTAAAATATCTTTAATTAGCCCCACTGGTTTCTGTGTCGGGTGTATCTTTGTACTCAGTTCTTCTCCTATACTGCCCTCACGAAACCAACCAGTCCAAACATGTTTGTATTTTTTTACTGAAGTTCTATCAAAGTCTGTCCAAGCCAATTCACAGTCGGACTGCTTCCCAGCAGAACTTCCACCTTTCATATTGTCCCCGCGCTTATCCCACACAATCCAATGAGAGCCTTTTGGAAATAAGTGACACAAAAAGTTGCCTCCCCAAATGATTTTATTACATTCGAATTTAAGTAAAAAGGTGGCGTCAAACTCTTTATCGTCTGCTATTACTTTTTTGTATTCTTTTTTATATCTTCTGTCTTGGCCCATCAGTGTTCCATCGTTTGCTACAATATTTATCCCATATGGCGGATCAGTAAAAAGCAGGTCTACCTTCTGCCCCTTCATTAGCTTATCAACCATCTCTTTATCTTTGGCGTCTCCGCACATTAATCTATGATCGCCAAGCCGATATATCTGTCCAAGCTTGCTTTGGGGCTCTTGTATGACCTCAGGTACCGCATCTTCATCTTTATCTGGAGGCAGCGTATCAACCCCGCTTACTTTGAAGTCTGGTATACCAAACAGGTCCAAGTCAAAGTCAGGCCCCAGGTCCAATGCAATACTTTGTATCACGTCGTCGTCTGATTCCGCCAGTTCAGCTATCTTATTGTCGGCTACCATATCGGCATATTCCATGTCCTCGTGTTCGTAGTTTTGATAATCGCAAGGATATTGTTGATAGTTTAATAGTTTAGCGGCCTCAAGTCGTGCGTGTCCTTTAATTATAAGTCCTGATCTATTAGATATAACAATGGGTGCTCTTATGCCCTGCATGTTCATTATCTTAGCGAGCAGTTTAATCTGATCTTCAGAATGTTTATTCGGGTTTCGAGGATTCGGTTTAAGGTTGCGCAGATACTCTAACTTATTGTAAGCACACATTATTCTCATAGCGTATGTCCCTTTACACGGTTATTATACTATCATAATCTTCAATGCTTGGTTTTTCGTCGTTATACTTAATAAGCGCTCCGGATAATATAACTTGAGCCAACATATCTCTAAGTATTTTAGACGCCCATTCGACATCGGTTCCTGTGAAATCGGGCGGCTTGGGCTTGTATGCAAGTAAACATTCAAGTACTTCTTGAACATGTTCATCAGCTATTTGTATCGGCAGGCTTGCCATTTTCGGTCTCCTTTTCTAATAGTTCA